CTTGTAAGTATTCATCCATAACATCATCTAGTCTTTTTGAATAGTCCATCTCATCACTCCGTGAATTTACTTAGATTATATTTACCTTTACGTTCTTCAAAGAACTTATCACGCCAGTTGCCTACATATGGTACAACTGCACTACGACAAAACGGGTGCATAGGTGGAGCGTTTACTCCCGGGACCATGTCTTTTACTTTGAATGTTTCGTTATTCAAACCTCTACATGTTTTCGTAGTCTTACTATCTATTTTTGCTACAAATTGATATTCAGCTTCTGCACCGTGTTCTTCTAACATATGACGTTTAGACGCTAACGTTTGAATTCTTGCAGTTTCTGTAAGTAATAGGCGTTTCATGTTGTAAGTTGTTGCCCCTGTATCTTTGCGTAAGTCTTTCACAAACTCATAAGGATGTCTACCACGTAATAATACATGACGTGTGGTCTTTTGTACGTGTCGTCTTACCACGTCCATATCTGACCAAAGTCTTGTACTCCATTTATGCCCTTCAAATGGTGTGAATATAATTGTTTTAACGTCATTAATAGATACTTGGAGCGTTTCTCCTAAGATACCTGCTTGTTGCTCTAATGCACGATAATAAGCGCTCTCCATGTAGTTATACATAGATTGTTCTATCTGTGCATAAGCATAAGTAACAATTAGTCCTAGTTGCGCTTGAAGTAACTTCTCACGACTAACATACATCTTAGTATTGTAGGCTCTTAGTTCTGCATTAGCTTTATCACTAAAATCTTTATTCTCAACATACTGTTTCGCTTTCTGTTGAAACATTTGAACATCTACTGCATCAATCTTTTTCTTAGCTTCTATAAATGAAATACCTTCGTTGATTGCGTATCTTGCGTAGAAACGATTGATCTCATCTTCAATATCTTCATTCATCTCATCAACAATACGTTGTATTTCTTGAGCAATCTCATAATCTGATTTACTTTCTTCATCAATAATTTCCTTTGCTCTATCTTCCCAGTAGGTCATGGACTATCACTCCTTAATATTGGTTTGATTATCCATACCCTCTAAGTTGTACATTCGTTCATCTGATTTTTGAAGTTGGATATCTTCTTCATTCTCGATACGCTCCATTTCTTGTTGTGGGTTATCAATGAACGACACAAGCGACATCAATGATTGTTGACTGATTTGCCCACCAGCTTGTAAGTACATATCCATTTCATCTTTAATCGATTTAGGAATGTTACGAGTGAATGTAAATGTTAAGTCTTGAATGGCATCTTTATCTAATTCACGATTGATACTCATGATTTGACCGATTAACTTATAACGTCTACGCAAACCTTTTCGGAATAAACCTTCTTTAATTGCAGTACGTTGCTCTAGTCCGAATAACTTATATTTCATAGCTTCACCTGACTGATTACCACCAAAGTTTTCATCAGTCATATCTGGCGTATTAGTGAACATATGAATGTTACGACTAATTCTATCTTTATAAGACTCAACACCATTTACATCGTATTCTTTGTAGATGTATCTAGCATCCACATTACCCTCAGTCGTTCTCTCATCCATATTTGTGTACTCTGGAGGTGCTAAGTGGAATACATTTGCATCTTTTTGTAACTGTGCTGTATTACTATCGAGTTCAACATTGCCGAGAATAAGTAACATTGCGTCGTTTAAATCATTCATGTAGTTAGCTGTGTCTGATTGTGCGTTGTCATATAAGTCAATAAGTGGAATAACTTTCTCAAAGTCCCCACGACGCTTTTCATTATTGCTAAATTCTGTGATTGTTACCTTACCAAACGAATGTGGCTCTGGTGGTCTGCGTTCTTGTAGTGATAAATTAGTAGACTTATTCGCATAGAAGAAATTGGTTGCGTTAGGTGTAATGATGTCTACATTGTAAATATCTGTGTCATCATATTCTCTTGTTGACGTTCGCCAATATCTCACCGCAATCAAACTATTTTGTTCAATCGTATTATCGTAAATCACAAATGTATGACGTGGATCAGATTTATACAATCTCACTTCATCATCTTGATTACGGATAATATATTCATAAGCACGACCGAAGATAGATAAGTCTAGTCCGATAGAACGGTTGTGTGTGTCGATGTCATTTAAGTTATGTAGTCCGTTAATCTTCTCTTGTGTATCTTCATCTTCTGTTTGTACTTGTATCGCATGACCAAAACAATAACCGTTGATAAAGTCTGCAATATATGATGCAAAGTCATGTGCTGCACGATTATCTGCTAAGTGTCTTTCTCTACGTCTACGATTACGCATGATATTGTAGTTAAGTCCTTGATAGTAATCGTCAAGCATTTGTAATCTAGGTACTTGTGCTTCTAAATGATGCTCTATACATTTGCTAATGAAATCATAATCACCTAATATTTCGCTTAATGTACCGTCGTAACGATATGTTTCTACTGCGTCACGTCTGTATATCTTATCTCGATGTTGTCGGTACTCTGCATCTCTTTCGAATTCATTTACTTTTAACAAGCGTTATCCCTCCTTATAAGCCCATTGATTTGATTGTGCTAATATTCTTCCTAACATTTGTTTTTGTCTGTTTATGTGGTAAATGGAAACGTTCTAGACTATATCTAAGTGCATCAAGTAAATGGTTATTAGCGTCAATTGGTTTATTGAGCCAATTCCCTTCTTTATCTTGTTCAAATGTGTAAGTATTCAGTTCTTCAATCGTATTTACACACGTAGGATGAACATATATCTTAAAGCCTTGTATAAACTGAACGCCCTGCATAATTGATCCTTGCCCTTTGATTGACGGTTTAATGTTAGGAATACCTTTACGCTTAATCTCTGCAATTAAACGTTTCTCAGCACTATCTGCAACAATAAGCGCATCTTTATATCCTTTATCTACATACATTTGATATATCTCATCAGTGAGCATCCCTTTTTCATAGTGTTCGTCGTATATCCATAATTCTTTATTTTTCATATCTACAACGGTACTAATCAATGTAGTTGGATCGTGAGTAAATCCGAAGTCACTACCATGCGCTTTTTCTTGTGTTCGTTTGAATACTTTCAACCAGTCGAATTCTTTCACTTCAAAATTATCAAATACAAGTCCCTCAGCTACTCCCCATTCTCCATCACAAACAATTCTTGCACGTCTAGGGTTTGTTCTATACAAGTCCTCATAACGTGCAATATCGACTTCATCAAGCCATTCATTTACTCGAAATGTTGTTGTGTATGAAAATGTATTCTTTAGCCTAGTGTCTTCATCAAAGAATGTAGGTTTAAGCCAATGACGTTCACTCCATGGGTTGAATGTAACTGTAACCTGTTTGAAGAAGTCAGGACTATTAACGCTACCACGAATACTTTCTACAAGCGTTGCGAATTTATCGTAGGTTTCAACTTGATATGCTTCTTCTATCCAACACCAACACAATATTCCTTTATCAACTGTAATTGACGTAATTTTTAATGGATCATCAAGTCCTCTGAACAATATTTTTTGACCAGTCGGTTTGTAAGTAATTTCTGGTAAACTATCGTTAAACTTAAATAAGTGAGCCACACCTAATTGGTTAGTAGCCCACTTTAAATCTGTATATGTTGATTGTTTATTTGTATTGCTAAAACGTCTGACTACAAGCAAGTTAGCCCACTCATGTTCCATTAGTCTGTATATAAAGTTGAGTGCAGTTGTCTTTGATTTCTTGCTACCACGACTACCTTTTACTACTCTATAAAAGTTTTTGTTGTGCCAGAATTTGTTGTAGCCACCACCGATTGTTTTTGTAATGCTTAACGTTTTATCAGTCATCGGCTGGCACATCGTTTATAAAGGTTGGTGTGATAACTTCTGCTTCAACTTTGTCAGTAGGTTTATGTCCTGTTCTATCTAAGATGTCACTTGCTGCGTTATATCTGACTAACTCACTTTTAGCAGTCAGTAAATTTTCCATCGTCTTAATCGCTTTGCCTGTCAGTCCTTTTAATAGATTACGTTCAGCATTAAGTAACTCCTCTTGGAATTCTGTGTTCCTTTTCCAATTTGATATAGTTTGTCTAGCTACATTTAACTCCTTAGCTATTTCATTCTGATTTAAATTCTTCTCAACCATTAATGCTATGGCTTTATTTTGTTTTGAAGTCAGCAATAAAATCACCTCCGATGTCAAAATTAGTCAAAGTTTTTATATGCTCATATCACACGTTTTAAATGTCATATCAGCATACAAAAAACCTACCTGAGTGTTCTCTCAGATAGGTTCGTTCGTTTATATTTTAAGGGATGTATAAACGAGTATTTATTCACATTAACTTTTACAGAAAGGAGTACCATGAACAAAAGCATTAGGTGCAGGTTGTTTCCGCAACCCACATGTTAATTTTAATATTATTTTTAATATTTGTTCAAAGACTGTCACATCAGTCATTTACGTCATTTTTGTCATTGTAGTAAGTATATCTTTTCGGCTAATTCATCCTTACGTGCTAAGAAATTATTTCTATTCAATCGCGAGTTAGGCATAACCTTAATAATCTCATCTCTACGCTTAGCTTTCTTTAAATGATCTAAGAATATGAAATCAACATGTCCCAACTTCTGCTGCGATTGATTAATAAATTCTACTTCTGCTAACATCTGAGCATGTCGTTTACTCATTCTCTCACGACGTATAACAACATCTTCAACCTTACTGCTATTTTGCCCCTGTGGTTTAGGCAATGTCGCTTGTATGCCATATTGAGCAATCGAATTACTATCACAATCTGGTATAACAGTAACTAAATATTTACACGTCATTTGGTAGTTATCAATCATGTTTAGTATCGCTTCTTTTGAGTACAATCGAGTTCCTCCTTCGTGATCAATACTTTCGATTTTTGAAATGATTCAGTTTTTTATAATCGCCTAATTCTATTAATAATTTTTCTAAGTCTTTTCTTCCATCTAAGTCATCCATAGCGCTTAGTACAATTTCTAATGCGTTAATTTGGTCTAATTTCGTATTCGGATCTAATTCTTTAGTATCTTCAAGCTTTTTTACCATTCCTAACAC